TAGCAGATAAAATTATCAGACTTTCACCAGAAGAATCGCAACAGTTGAGCTTAATTATAAAAGCTAAGCTATTGCCTGAAATGGCGAAGAAACAAGCTGGATTATTAGAACAAGCAGCGAATAATCCTAAGATGGCACAAATGGCACAACCACGTGGTGGTCAAATGCCTATGCCTACTACAAGAGATGCTGCAATAAGAGGATTATTAAGATGATAGCAAAATTTGGAGCCATAAAAGGACTGTCTCAATTAGAAAAAAGATTTAGTAAACTTTTGGGACAAAAAAGAGTAGATAAGTTTTTAACTAAAAGAAAAGGATTAGGAAAAAGTCGTGGTCATAAAATTGTAGATTACGCTTGGAGAAAACCAGCATCAACACAAAGAAGAATTAAAAGAATTAATACAGCTTTAGATGTAGCACCTTATGCAGCGACAGGAGCAGCTGCTGTAGGAATAGCATCTATGATGTCTAGTGGGAAAAATAAAAAAAATCAAAAAAACAGATTTGGTAAATTATCAAAATCTGATCCTAATTATAAGGCACTTAAAAGAGCTGGATATATAGTTTAGGGAGACAGAAAGGTAATATGAAAAAGAAAAAAAACAAGAAGAAAAAAAATCAAAAGAAAAAGAAGAACAAAAAGAAGAATAAGAAAAAAGGGAGATAGAAAGGTCAATATGCCCAAAGTCGGTAAAAAGAAATTTAGCTACACGAAAAAAGGAAAAGCTGCAGCTAAACGATATGCTAAAAAGAAAAAGAAGAAAGTAAGATACTAATATGGCAAATGTTAATGGTAACTGGAAAAAAAGAAAACCTATACAAAGAAATTTATCTTTAAAAAAGATACCAGGACAAGGTGTAAGAACACACGATGTCATGAAAGGTATTAGCTTTAAAGATAAGTCTTATCAAAGACTACAAAAAGGCTGGGCTTTTACAAAAGCTGCTGGTCAAAAAGGAGCTGGTAAAATTGCTAGATCTTATAGAAGATATGGTAAGCCTACAGAAACCATATTTAGAAGAGTTGGATCAACTGCTTTAGGAGTTGGTAAAATAGCTTTAAGATTTCCTGGAGCAACTTTAGCTGCTACAGGTCTAGGTCTTGGAGCTAAGGCTTTAGGCAAGAAATGGGGTAGAGGTTATCACTATTCTGCAGTTAGACAATTTGATAAAAAAGGTAGAAAAAGAATATAATGATTGACGAAGAACAGAAAACATATGAAAACGAAGGTGGACTTCACAACAAGGAAGAACAACCTAAAGAAGTTTTATACCCTATAAAATCTAATAAGGGTGGGAAACGTGAAGGAGCTGGAAGACCATTAGGTTCTAAAAGTCTTAAACCTAAATGGAAGTCTATGGATGAAATGTCGATTAAATATCAACATTCACCTTTAGATTATATGTTATCTGTGTTAAATAATCCTATGAGCTCACCTGAGAGAAAGATGTATGCTGCTGAAAAATCAGCTCCATATATCCATCCTCGGTTAGCTTCTTCAACAGCAAGAATAGGATCAGATGAACCAATCGAAATCAAAGTCCAATGGCAAAAAGATTAAGCGAATTGAAATTCCTTATAAGCCAAGACCTTATCAATTAGAAGTTCACGATAATAAAAAACGATTTAATGTATTAGTCTGTCATAGACGATTCGGAAAATCAGTATTATCCATTAACGAATTAATTAAAACCGCAGCAGCAAAACCCAGAGCTCTGCTGGCTTTCATAGCTCCTACCTATAGACAAGGAAAATCTATAGCTTGGGAGTATTTAAAATTTTATACGAAACCTCTAATGTATTTTGGAGGTGCAAGGAACGAGACTGAATTAAGAATAGATTTATTTAACGGAAGTCGTATTCAAATATTTGGTGCAGATAATCCAGACAGCATCCGTGGAATGGGATTCGATGGAGTGGTTATGGATGAATATGCAATTATGTCACCTAGGGTATGGACAGAGATTGTTCGACCCGCTGTTTCAGATAAATTAGGATGGGTAATGTTTATCGGAACTCCAATGGGACATAATCAATTCTGGGAAGTCTATGATTACGCCCAACGAGGTCATAAAGACTGGATGGGTAAAATCTACAGAGCCTCAGAAACCAAGGTGATTCCAGACGAGGAGCTGGCTCAGGCACGTTCCATAATGACTGAAGAGCAGTATGAACAAGAGTTTGAATGCTCTTTTACTGCAGCAGTCTCAGGAAGTTATTACGGAAGATTAATAACGAAAGCCGATAATGATGGAAGAATCGGCTCCGTGCCTGTGGATAGTAACGTAGGTGTAGAAACGTGGTGGGACTTAGGTATAGGTGACTCAACAGCAATTTGGTTTGCTCAACGAGTGGGAAGAGAAATACACCTTATTGACTATTACGAAACTTCAGGAGAATCTTTAGCACATTATGCGGATAAACTTGAAGAAAAAGGATATGCTTATTCTAATCACATAGCTCCACACGATATAATGGCTAGAGAATTAGGAACAGGCAAATCAAGAATGGAAGTTGCTAATGAATTAGGTATTGATTTTGAGGTAGCTCCTAAGTTAGAAGTAGATCATGGAATTGAATCTGTGAGAAATATTTTACCACATTGTTACTTCGATAGAGAAAAATGTAAAACAGGATTAGATGCCTTAAGACAATATCGAAAACAATGGGATGATAAAAATCAAGTGTTTAAAAATAAACCTCTACACGATTGGTGTTCCCATGCAGCTGACGCATTTAGATACGGAGCTGTTGCAGAACCCATCGATATGACGGAGTGGAATAAACCAATTAAAGTAGATACGAAATACATAGTATGAAGAAATCAGAAAAAGAAATATTAGCAATATTAGGAAAAGAATTACATAATGCTTCTGGATTTATTGGAGGCGAATTAGTTGCTCGAAGGAAAAAATCCTTAGAGTACTACCTAGGAATGCCATTAGGGAACGAACAAGAAGGTCGTTCTCAAGTGGTTTCTAATGATGTATTAGATACAGTTGAAAGTCTCATGCCATCTTTAATGAGAATCTTTACATCAGGTGATAATGTATTTAATTGTGAAGGTGTTGGACCAGAAGACGATGAAATGGCACGTCAATGTTCTGATTACCTTAATTATATTTTTTATAAAGAGAACAATGGATTTGTAGCTCTTTATTCTGCATTTAAAGATGCATTGATCCAAAAGAATGGAATCTTAAAAGTTTATTGGGATGATTCTCAGAAAACTGAAAGAGAAGAATATACAAGATTAACGGATGATGAGTTTAATGATCTCGTTGCAGATCCTCAAGTTAAAGTTAAAAACCATTCAGAATACGAAGAAGCCATAACAGATGATCGAGGTAAAGAAATTGATAAAATTGCTTTACACGATGTAGTGATTCATAGAACAAGATTATACGGACAGGTTAAAATAGAACCAGTTCCTCCAGAAGAATTTTTAATTGAACGTAGATGTAAATCTATCGATTCTGCAAATTTTGTATGTCACCGAACAACTAAAACAAGAACAGAACTCGTTGAAATGGGTTTTGATAAAGATCTTGTAGAAGGTTTACCTTCAGGTGATGCAGATTATTTTACAGAAGATAAATTTATCAGACATCAAAATATTGATTTATCTCACGGAGCATCTGATGGAGATAAAAGCACAACAGATATTACAGTTCATGAATCCTACATTAAACTCGATGTTAATGAAGATGGAAAAGCAGAATTAGTCAAAATCATTACCGCAGGTAGTGGTACTGGAAAAATCCTAGATATAGAAGAAATTGATACAATTCCATTTATATCTATGACTCCAGTTATTATGCCACATAGATTTCATGGCAGATCTGTGTCGGAATTAGTAGAAGACATCCAACTTATTAAGTCTACTGTTATGAGACAAATGTTAGATAATATGTATCTAACAAACAATAATAGAGTTGCAGTTCAAGATGGTCAAGTTGCAATGGATGATCTTCTAACTAATAGACCTGGCGGAATTGTCAGAACAAAACAACCACCATCAAATGTAATGATGCCTATTCAGGCACAACCAATTACAGATCAAGCTAGTGGAATGTTAGCTTATCTAGATTCTGTTAAAGAAACTAGAACAGGAGTTACAAGACAATCCCAAGGGCTTGATGCTGATACCTTAAACAAAACAGCAACAGGGCAAAATCAGATTCTAACTCAATCTCAAATGAGAATGGAGTTAATTGCACGTATCTTTGCTGAAACAGGTGTTAAAGATTTAGCTTTAAAAATATTTGAATTGGTATGTAAGTACCAACACAAAGAAAAGATAGTCAGAATTAGAGGAAAATACATTCCTATGAGACCTTATGAATGGAAAGACAGAGTTAATGTTACTGTTCAAGTAGGTTTAGGTACAGGTTCTAAAGAACAACAACTAATTTTATTAAATGCAATCTTAGAAAGACAGATGCAGGCAATAAACTTACAACAAAATGTCTTTGGACCTATGGTAAACCTTAGAAATGTATACAATAGTTTAAAAAAATTAATAGAAAATGCTGGATTGAACGGAATTGAGCCATATTTTATGGATCCTGACGTTGGTGCAGCACAAATGCCACAACTTCCACCTAAACCACCTACTGAATTTGAAAAAGTTACATTAGCTCAGGTTCAAGGTGAGAATCAGCGTGAACAATTGAAAGCTGAAGTAAGATTAAAAGAAGTTGAAGGTAGAATGAGACAACAATTGCTTGATTTTGAGATAAAAATTAAAGAATTAGAACTTAAATACGGATCTAAGATAGATGAGCTTGAACTTAAACGTAGAAGTATGTTAGAAAAGGCTGATCTCGAAAAATCTGGAGATTTAATGAAAGAAATAGTAAAAGGACAACAACAATTCTTTAACGATGGACAAGCTAGAAACACAAATACGCCAGGGAAAGAGAGCCCAGGTGCTGCTAAACGATCCCCTGCTTAAACAAGCATTTGAAGATCTTTTAGAAACATATAAAAACGAAATTTTTAATACGAATTTTGCTGACGATGAAAAACGTAGATCCCTTTGGATGGCATATAATATGCTAGATAAAATCAGAGGGCATTTACAAACAATCATGGAAAGCGGAACACTAGCTCAAAAAGATCTTGAGCTTTTAAATAAGAGCTAACCTATTCTAGGAGCTCGTTACACGTCAACCAACAAGGAGGAACGTTACATGGCACAAGAACAAACAGTTAAAGGTGCAGCTGAAAAAATTTCTGGACTACTGAATCCTAAAGAAGGACAATCAGAACCAGAAAAGAAAGAAGCAGCTCCTTCAGAGCAACCTGAAAAGATCGAACAGGAAACTTCACAAGAGAGTCAATCAAAGTCTGAAGAAACTCCCAAAGAAGTCGCTACTGAGAAAACCGAAATCGAAGAAGAAACGCAAACAGCTACAGAGGAACCCGAACTCCACCGAGTTAAAGTTAGTGGTCAAGAGTTAGAGGTTACCCTCGATGAGTTGAAAGCAGGTTATTCACGAGACTCGGATTATAGACAAAAAACTCACACTTTAGGCTTAGAGAGAAAAGATCTTGAAGCTCAAAAGACGAGTTTGCGTCAATCTTATGATACTCGTTTATCAGAACTAAACGAATTGATTGGAACTGCTGATGGATTCATCAGACAGCAACAAGGTAGTCAAGATCTCCAGAAACTTTATGATGAAGATCCCACGTCTGCAGCACGACTGGATTTCCAGTTAAGACAACAAACTAGGCAGATAGAGGACATGAAATCAAAAGCTCAGGAGGCTTATACTAAACAGTATAACGAATACCTTGAAACTCAAAAATCATTAGCAGCAGCTAAAATTCCAGAATATAGCGATCCTAATAAAGCGGATCAGTTCAAAACTAATATGCGTACAACATTACGTGGATATGGTTTTTCTGATCCTGAAATTGGGAATCTGGCAGATCACAGATTTTTAATGGTGATCAAAGATGCGATGAGTTATAAATCTGTAAAAGATAAAAGACCTATCGCCCAGAAGAAGGTAGCAAATGCTCCTAAAGTCGTTAAAGCTGGTGTAGCCAAATCAAGTCCAAGTTCAGGTAGAGAGCAAATAAGAAACAAGATCAGTCGCTTAAAGAAGACTGGGCATCTTCGTGAAGCCCAAGACGCAATAAGGGATATGATTAATCTTAAATCTCAACAAAAA